ACAGGGTCCAGCTTCAGAACCCGTTTTTATTACAACAGCAAGCGAACTTGAAGCAGTTTACGGTATACCCACGACTCCTGCAGAGCGCTATTTTTATTACACATGCAGAGAAATTTTAAACTCCCCTGCAATACTCACGACTCTTCGTTTGCCTTATGGTGAAGGCACAGGATCATCTTTTGGTAAATCTTACAGTGGTCTTTTTTATCCGATGCTTTCTTCAAGCGCCAATCCTTCTGTTTCAGCAGAATGGACTATTAGTGCACCAACACACGTAACACTTAGTCCTGAACAATACACAAAATTAATCGAAGGTAACTTTACCTGGACTAATACTCACAGCAATTCAGCAGCAATTGTGGACTTAGTTGGAGATGTAGAAATTACCGCAGGTTTTGTTGTTTTAAACGATCTTCAAACTACTGTTAATGAAATTGCGGAAGGTTATTATATTGGATTTGCAGACAACAAAGCAGTTTCTGTTGATTCTCCAAATTTTGATTCTATATTGTCCATTTCAACACTTTCAGCTGACGATAACTACACTTCTGTTGTTCCTTCTAGACTCGACTTCGTTTTGTCAGCAACTAAACTTCAGTCGGATAGAGGAGTTGGTTCGGTTTCTGAATCTCTAGAAAAAGTAGGCTTTATTGGATTTGAAACAGACGAATATCAAGACCATCTTTCTTTAGGTGTATTCAAGGTTCGCAGATCAACAGCAGATGCTTCATTGCTTTCTTTAGCTTCAATTGAAACATACCTTGGTTCCTTTGATTCAAACAGAAAACAAACAAGTCCAACTGGGGGAACTTTAACAAACTCGTTTATTGAAGATAAGATTAATAATAGTTCACCTACAGTTAAAATGTTTATTAATCCAGCCATTTCAAAAACATTCAGTTGGACTTATAATTCTTCTAAACCGGTCTCTAGAGTTACAGTCTCCGATAAAGCAAAAAAACTATTTCCAGTCGGAACATATATTCCTGATAGTCAAGAAATAGAACAAACCAAGGTTATTGGAGCTATACCAAACAAACTTGATAAAGTCTTGCGCACGCTTGAAATTATTGAAAACACTACAGTTGACGTATTGATTGATGCAGGTTTGTCTACCATATACGCAATGACTCAACAAAGTTCGAGCAGCCACTTCAATGATGAAGAGTACATTGTTGATTCTTCAGATGCGAATTTGTTGCAAAATTGGACAGAAGTAGTCAACCAATTAGTAAACTTTTCACAAAATACACGTAAAGATTGTTTTACTATTATTGATCCTCTTCGTCCTATATTTATTTCAGGAAAAGACAGCAAAGTTATAGACTTGGACGACAAAACATTCACTATTGATATCTACAACCCACTTAAAGCAGCCCTTGGTCAATATGAATCAAATTATGCTGCTACATATGGTAACTGGGTTAAGATTTTAGACCTTTACACAAACCGTAAAATGTGGTTGCCATTTTCTGGTTATGCTGCAGCAGTATTTGCCAGAAGCGATACAGCAGCAAATACTTGGGCTGCTCCTGCTGGATTTACTCGGGGTACATTTAATGTTTTAGACCTTGCTTTTAATCCAAATCAAAAACAGAGAGATAGGCTTTATGAGATTTCTGTTAACCCTGTAGTGTTATTTTCCGGAGAAGGATATGTAGTTTTTGGACAAAAAACATTGCAAACTCGCCCAACAGCTTTTGATCGTATTAATGTACGCAGATTGTTCTTGACCCTCGAGCGTGCAGTTCAAAGAACCATTAAATATTTTATTTTTGAACCGAACACAGACTTTACTCGTAATCGTGTAAAAAGCACAATCGCTCCAATTTTTGAATATGCTAAAAATACAGAAGGGGTTTATGATTACTTGATTGTTTGTGACGAGAGAAACAATACTCCTGATTCTATTGATCGTAATGAGTTGATTGTCGACATTTACCTCAAACCTGTAAGAACAGCAGAGTTTATTCTTGTTAACTTTATTGCCACAAGAACAAGCCAAAACTTCCAGGAGTTAATCTAACATTTAATTAAATAATATTATGGCAAATACACAAACAATTCAAAAGTTTTATACAACAGCAGCTCAAAGAGACTTTGCTAGATTATTTCAATTTCGATTGAACTCATTTGGTAATATTGCATTTGGACCAGAACAACTCACATATGTTGAAACAGCTTCCCTTCCTGGAAGAACGATCAACAACGTTCAAGTTCCTTATATGGGCTTGCAGTTTAACGTTCCTGGTACCGTTTCGTATCCTGGCTCGACTGGTTATGCAATAACCTTCCGTTGTGATCAAAATTATGATTTAAGGGCCGCCTTAGAAGCTGCTACATTCAACACATTCGATGAAGCAAATTCGACAGGTCAATACTCACTTCCTGGCATCAACAACACTCTTACTATGGAACTCTTAGATAAGAAGATGAACCCAATTCGCTACTACACTCTTTATGGTGTTTATGTTCAAGCATTGGCTGATACAGCATATGACATTAAAGACACAGGAGCAATTGCTACAATCAATGCGACTCTTGCTTATCAATTTTGGCGCTCCGGAAAAGTTTCCCCAGTTCCTGTATCACAAAATTATAAATTTGGTACTGAAAGCTGGGCTGGTCCTTCTAGGAGATAATAAGTGGATAAGATTATTTTAAATCTTTTAAAACTTGTTACTCAATTAAGAATCTTCCATTGGCAGACTGAAAGCTATGCTCAACACAAAGCTTTTAGTAACGCGTACGAAAGCTTAAGTAATCTACTTGATCGTTTAGTTGAAGTACACCAAGGAAAGTACGGAAGAATTGCTTATACGTCTCCTGCCGGCTTAGAAATTTCTAATTCTGAAGACTTGAATGCTCAGGATATTTTGACGGAAGTCGCTGAATATCTTACAACAAACTTCAATGAACTTCACGACTCCGTAAAAGATTCTGATTGTCTTAATATTAGAGACGAAATGGTTGCTGAGATAAACAAACTCAAATATCTTTTGACTTTAAAATAAACGCTTGATCTGTTTTAGATTTTTACTAAGATAATATATCTTATGTATACAGCAACTTGGCCATCCCTTAAGTCGTCTCCAATGATGCAAGAAATTAGAATTGCTCTTAAAAAGAAAGCAGGTCCTGGAGAGCCAACCCTTTCCAACAAAGAAGCAAATCGGACTTGGAGAGAAGAAATTCTTGGAATTCTTTCAGAAGACCAGAAACGTCACCGAAAAGCAGCTCGTCAAAAACAAAGCAACAAGAAGCCTGTTGTTCAAGAAGAGTAAATAATCCTTCGAATACAAGCGCAATGAGAAACGTTTTACTTGCATTGTGTGTGTTTGCGGTTTGCAGTTGTGAGTCGCTTCCGACCAATTCTGAAAAATGGATGGAGAGAGAAAGAAATGCTTGCTTGCCTACAGCTATTTCTTTTAGAGAAGGCTTAAGAAAACACAATGTGTGGTCTGAGGTTGTGTCTTATCGATACATTGAGTACAAAACAAATAAAACAAAAGGTCATGCTATTGTTGCTTTTATGTATCCACCTGGTAAGAACCAACTCTGGACATATGATTACGAAGGGTCTTGGAGAACAAGAGCTTGGAAAGAAGATCCTCTTATGATTGCAAAACAAGCCGAATCAATTAGAGGTAGATGGGACAATAAAATAACATACGCTGAATTTCAAAAATGAAAAAACTTATATTTGGTTTATTGTTGCTTAGTTCTTGTTGCTCTGCTATTGAAGTGAAAGTTTCAGGACAAACAAACTACGCTCAACAACACAGCAAGTCCCTAATAACAACTTTAAACGCAGAGTATAAAGTAACTCTCTACGAACCAAAACATAAACAATGGCTTTTGTTCTTAGGGGGAAAGATTAGTCCAGACTTCGATCATTTCGGAAGAGAAATTAAGACAAACGTTTTTACTACTCTTGGATTTGACTTTTAATTCGTTTGTTAGATGGTTCTGTTATGAAAAAAGTAATAAAACCAGCAGAAAAAGAAGAAGTTGTTTTTTATTCTGATTTTTCAGGCAAAACTCTTGGAGAGTGTACTCCTCCTGTTGAAGTTAAAATTGAATTCAACTACGGCTCAGAAAGAGACGGAGCATCCTTGCAATTACACTTGGATGACGTTGATGTCAAGCCTATTGTCGATTTAATAAAACAAAAGATGTCGTCGGATCTGAAAGAACAGCTTAAAAAGCAACTCGAAAAACAAGAAAAAGATTTTGATGATTCAATGCAATTTAGAGATTGGAATAGTTGTGACTATTTGACTAATTCCTTATGGTTTTTGAGAGAGCTCTTAGACATTAAAGAAGAATAAAGTTGACGTTAAAATAAAATATAGTAAGTTTAATTCATGTCAATGTTCGATACAGTTTCAATAAAACAAGAACTTCCTCTTCCCGAGGAAATTAAAAATAAATTCGACTGGTGGAATCATCCTTTTCAAACTAAAGATTTGGATAACTGTATGAGTGAATATATTATTAATGAATATAGTGAGCTCGTAGAAGTTGTAACCGAGAGAGAGTATATTCCTTATTCAGAAGAAGAAAGAAAAAAATTAAACTTAAACCCTTGGAGTCTTTGGAAAGAAGTTAAAGAAGGTCCTACAACTTATAAAAACTTACAATATCACGGCAGTATAACGTTCTATACTTACGAAAGGTTTGATGACGTTACCGATTTTTGGGTGGAGTTCAGAGCATATTTTGTCTATGGAAAACTAGATAAAATTGAACTAGTTGAATTCAAAAAAGAAGAATCCCTTAAGATTCACAATCAAAGAATTCAGGACCAAAGGAATCAGGAGCAAAAGAGCTCTTGGAACGTATTTAAACGCTATGCTTCCTATTTAGGTTGGAGTTGGTTTTGGAGAAAGGTGAGCAATCTTTTGTATCAGTTTTCCCAATTACTTTCTTCTGTTAGAATGACGATTATGAGGAATTTTCTATGAATGCAAAAACCGTACAACGTTCAGAAGATTTATACGTCCAATTTAACGAAGCTGAAATGAGTTCATTGGGCATTAAACCTGGTGATAAATTTTCATGGGAGATAGAAAGCGACTCTTCCATTACTCTTAAAAAGTTTGGAAGTATTGATATAGACATTTCTGAGTGGTCTAGAGAAATATTAGAAATGCTAATAACCGAGTCTCTTGAAAAAGATCTTCCTGTAAACGATATTATTGTTAATATTTTAGAGGAACAACTTAAGTTAAATGACTGAAGACTTTTACGAAGGATACACACCTCTATTTGAACTAGGGGTCTTCGAAAAAGAACATCCTTGTGTTAAAATTTTAGATGAATGCGAGATTTGTCCGACGGAACTAGCTGCTTTATGTACAGTTTTGTTGGATGTTGTAGTAAGAACAGTTCCAGAAGCTCATCAAATTGAATTTGAACAGAAGTTTAAAGAAGCATTAGAAATTCTAACAGAAGAACGGCACAACTACGACGTGTCAATTAAATATCCCGATGAATGAGAGTCGACTTTCTTGGGATTTATACGCTTTAAAAATTGCCCAAATTGCTGCTCTTCGTTCAGAAGATCCTTTTAAAAAAGTTGGAGCTTGTGCTTTAGATTTTTCTAATCGCGTTGTAGGGGTTGCATATAATGGTCTTGCTCCTGGAATTAATGCGCCTGATGAATTTTGGAAAGACAGAGATGCTAGAAGACCTTTCATGATTCATGCCGAAATTAATTTGCTTTCTTTGATTAAAAGAGGAGAGTGTAACCTACTAGCTTGTACGCTTTTACCTTGCAGCTCTTGTGCAAGCGCAATTGCTGCATATGGAGTGAAAAAAGTTGTTTACAATGAAGTGTATTCTAGGGATAATATGGCCTTAGAAATATTCGAATTTAATGGAATTGAATGTAAACAACTCAGCTTATAAACGGTTAGAAGAAATTGCTAAGTCCTTGATAGATTTTGATGAGGACAAAAGATGTCATCACTTTTCGTTTATTCTTAACAAAAAACGAGTTATAGCTATTGGCACGAATAAACCAAAAACTCATCCTACAAACCTCAAAAACAGAAAGTTGTCAGCAAGAACTGGTGAGGACATTTCCGATCAAAAACATACTTGTAGTGAATTCAATGCAATTATTAAATTAAAACGTCTTACAAATATAGATACAAAGAGGTGTAATTTAGTCAATATAAGGTTTGACAGAAATAAAAATCTTGCGCTAGCATCTCCGTGCATGTCTTGTCGCAACTTGCTAAAGTTTCATGAGTTTAAAAACGTTTTTTGGACGAATTCGAATGGAGCATATGAAACTTCCTGTAGTTGATAAAACAAAAACTCAGAGGAATATTGTTTGATGAAATTTTTGTTTTATAGACCAATCAATATTGTCGCCAAGGACGATAAGATCTGCTTTTGGTCTGATACTCACTTTGGACACCGGTGCGAACACTGGGAAAGGCCCTTGTGGAAGACTCGAGGCTTTTCTTCTATTGAAGAA